AAAATATAGTTTTCTGATAAAATATAGTTTTCGTGAAAAAAATATATTGATATAAGATATAATTCAGAAATGAGCAATTCAATCCTCCCTAATGAAATCAGCTATGGTTTTAATAAGAAACTCTTTTGGTCATCTGTTGCAGCCGCCGTCTTTATTGCCGTCAGCTTGCCCCAGGTTTACTACTATACCGATAAATTGACTGGTTCACAATTGAACCAATTTAACACTATAACTGACAGTTGCCCCACCCCTGAAGGTAAATTCCTCCATGCAATTGTCTTCTTTGCTTTGAACTACTTCATTATGAAGCTCGCTCAAAAATACAAGGCTACTGGTGCCCAACTCACTGATGGTTTGATGGCTAAATATGCTTTCTATTCCGCTTTGATCTTCTTCCTCTTGTCAAGCACTGATTCATACAAATTGACTGGTAAATTGTTTGGTGGTTTGTCCAATGATGCAGGTTGCCCTAATGTTAAGGGTGTCCTTGTTCATGGTGTCGTCTACCTTGTTGTTCTCCTTTTGGTTATGTATTTCCCCAAAGACAACTAGGACAACTAAATTAATTAAATCATAATTTATCAAATAATTCGATAAATTATGAAGATCAAAAAATAATTATCACAAGATATAATTAGTTCTATAATGGATAATTATTCATATTCTGAAATAGCATTTTATTTATTGATTGTTCTGATATTTGTAGTCAGTTTTTACAATTATTTCACTGATCCTGAAGGCTTTACTGAAAATTATATTGTATATAGTTATCCTAAATATTGTTCGGCCTGTGGTGAATTGAATAGACCACAATGTAATAATTGCACTAATTGCGGTTATTGTGTCACTCCTAATGGTAATGGTGAATGTGTTCCTGGAGATTCTAATGGTCCTTATTTTAGAGAAGATTGTGTGGCTTATGAATATAATGCACCCGATTATACAGTAAATAGAGTATATCCTGATATGTATTTATATGACAATTATTTTGGTTATGACTATTTAGATTATCCATATCATTGGAAGAGAGATTCATATAATCATGATTTAAGAGGTGCACCAGACAGAATTAAACATACTAAACCTTATCCAATCCAAAAACATACAGAATCTAAATACAGATCAAGAATAGATACATCACCAAAATATCCAATCAGTGTCAAACATAATACTCAAACTAGACCAAGTCATATTGAATCTAGTAAAAGACAATTCTCTATCAGACATAAATAATAATCATATATCATATGCCAAATGTTCTTTGGATAATTTTGCTATCTATAATTATTTTATCTAATTTAATTATTGATTCCTTAACATCATTAAATATATTATTAATAGTTTTTAAGGATCTATCCAATCTATCCTTCAAATCATTAATATCATCCATTGCAATGTATTGTAATGAATTTAGTTCATTAATAAATATTGTCCGTTGTTTTTCCATATATTCAAGTAGATTTCCATATTCCACTTTATAATTATTGTCCATTCTTTCAATTGATGGCCAATAATGTTCATTAGTATATAATTTATTTTCATTTAATGTATTGAATGTAAGTGTTACACTCACTGCATTATGAAATTTCCAAATAAATAATCTGATATCATCTATTGTATCTAATTTATCAATTATATTTCCTATTTTTGTGTCAAAATTAGCCTCATTTTTATTAACATCCCATGACATAAATATATATTCTAATGGATATCTAGTCAATTCAGTTTTGTTAATTACATGATCATTTAAATGTAATCGGCAATGAGGACAAGGATATGTATTTAATATATTCATAAATAACTCTTTGTAATCTTTCAACATTTTTGTTTTGTCTTTCTGATCAGATATGTCCATTAATTCCGGTATTCCATGTAATAACTTCCATATTTCAGGACCTATAAATGAAGGTGTGGCAATCATAATTTTCCCATATTCGACATATTTCTTGTCTAGAATAACATCTATAAATGGAATATATTGTGATAAGTCCATAGACTCTATTTTTGATTCTATTTTTCTGATAAAATGTTCTTTTGCTATTTCCCATGATTGTTTAATAATAATTTTCTCATCTATTGTCAAGTCATTAAAACTGTCTGATACATCTTTACAGAAATATCTTATTATTTTCTTATTCTTGTCATAATACTCATCCAATAATTTAATATCTGTCTCTCCATTCTTAATTTTGTCATATATAATCTCGTCAATTGGATCACTACTGAATGTCCTCAATAATAATGGCAATATATCTTCATAAAATACTCTATTTGATATTAATGATTGTGAATTATATTCATCATTATTATTAATAATTATTCTTGTATATCTATCTTTGAATGATACAAATGGTAATGAACTCTTTTTTCTCTTTAATAATATTATTTTATTTTGTAATTGTTTCTCATCTTTGCCAATATAATTATCATTAATGCCTAATTTCCCCAATTGTGATTTAGTATCTAATATTTCCTGATTTGCTAATAATTCATTCTCTATTTTTCCATATATATATCCATTCTTATTTATTTCTACATTTTTCATAATTCTCAATCTCTCATTCTGCATAATGGTCATTATCTTTTTCAAATGTTCTAACTTATCATCTGTCACAATCTTCAGATTTTTGATATTTATGATTGACTTATCCAACAAACTTAATACATCTTCTAATGTGTAAATTGTCTTGATGTTCTTATAAGTAGGTTCACTCGTTGACTTGAATAATCTATAAAATGCTCCAATTAATAGTTTGAAAAATGATATCCTTATTGCATTATTGACATTATTATTTTTTTTATATTCATCTTGTATTGCCTTTATATCCTCACTAATAATCACTGTTATTTCACTCTTTGTATCCTTTGTATCTTTTGTATCTATTATGTCTTCAGATGATTCTGAACTATTATCCCATAATTTGTTGTCTTCATTTAATAGATCATTTAAATTATCTGTATAATCATCTCTTTCAGAATGTGAATCATTCAAAGGATAATGACTAATATTATTGTACTCATCACTATAAGATGATGTTGTCGATTCAGTTTCATTATCTGTTAAAAAAACATCATTAATTTGGCTAAATATCATATTTGAATTGTTATTTTCATAAATGTCAATATTATGATGTTTATGGTTACTAATATATTTAGCTGTGTCATGTATATCATCATTATCCCTTTTAGATAAAATAATATCAATATCTCTTTTATTGAGTTTGAATTTATTATTTAATAAGATCTTCTTAATATTTCGTATGTCACTCAAATATATCATACCTAAAATTATAAATTCATTTCTATCATCATTCTCAATTGTCTTTCTTTCAATAAGTGCATTAATAAATTCATCAATACTTGTTTTCATATTTGAATATTTCAACTTAATTAAATTAAGTTTGTTAATATAATTATTTGTATCACTATTTGTATTATTATTTTTATTATTCATAGTTATCATTGACCAAAATTTCCCAATGTCTCTCTCTGTTAAATATTTATTCCCTCTATTTATGTTTATGTCCGAAGTATTGATTTTGATATCCATATTCATATCTGTCATTAATTATATATTATCATATATGATTAATATTCTATACATGCATGGCAAAAGCATAGCCATTGTGACAATGCAATTTATTTATGTTTGGAATATTCTTTCATAATTAGTTCTGTATCTCTTTTAAATTTGGATGATTCATTCCAGTAATATTTGATCAAATTATATGTTGTGGCAACATTGACGACTTTGGGCAAATGATGCCATGTCAATACTCCTGTCTCAATAGCCAAATTCATTCTGTATGAACTGTAGCCTGTTTTTGCCAATACACCTAATAATAATGCGTATGCTTTTTGTATTTCATTTAATTCAGCAAACTTAATTGCCACATTTATTCCAGAATCTGCATAAAACTTGATAATCATCTCCATTATTTTTGCAAATGTCACTGATTCTGACTTACCTAACATTTCTTTATAGACTGGCAATTCATCTCTATTCTCTATTATTATTTCCTTTGGTAATTCTTTTTGATCTAGATAATCATATATTGATTTATCTTTTTTTGATTCATTTTTAGTATATGATGTGTCAATTGATTTCAAAATAATTTTGACGTTCTCTTTCTCATCATTGACTCTGTTATTAGAATTAAATGTTTTGATATATTGTTTATAATCTTTTCTTTCTTTTTCACTATTAATTATATTTCTCACTTTGTGTTTGGTCAATTCAAGTCTGAATTGAATGTATTTCTGTGATTTCATATCAATCAATGTTTTAGGATCATCAGAACATCTCTTATTTAATATTTCTGTTAATAAATCTAACACACCACCATAATCATAATAAATTGACTTAATTATTACATGAATTAATTTGTGAGTTGTTTCATCACCTTTAAATAAATCCAATCTGCCTACTGCTCCAAAATCAATCATTGTTAATTGTTTCATTTTATATGAATAAAATATATTTCCTGCATGCAAGTCACCATGATAAAATCCCGAACTAATCAATGTGTAAAAAAATCTTGACACTAATATATCCAAACATCTATGTAAATTTGCTCTGTATTTTGTGTCTTTCATTAATTCACTATTCTCTACTAAATCTGCTACAGGTATTCCCGGTGCAAGTGTCATTCCAAATGCAAACCAAGTGTCATCTTTAATTAAATCCTCATTTGCTCCATTCAATCTACGCAAATACTCTATTGTTGTCAATTTTGCTTCTATGTCTATTCCGAATTCTTTTTTGTAATTTGATGTATATGCTTCATGTCCCTCTATCAAATTTGCTATTTCACTACTAACATTCATTTCAGCACCATTAGCCCTTAAAGTGTTTTTAATAAAGGAGTCTTCACAAGTTCCATTCTTAAATATATTGCCCAAAACAGAATATTCCCAACAAGATTGAGTAATTGCAAGTGGTTTAATTATTTTGATTACAAATTTATTATTAACATCTTTAGCATCATGACCAATACATACATGTCCAACTGATGCTGATTTATTGTATGTTATTTTTGTCATTTCATAATTATTCATTATTTTCCTTAATATGAGTTCGACTTGATCTTTTTCCATTAATGGATACGTCAATTTAGTTAGATTGTATTTTCTGGCAATTTCATCTGTTAATACTGGTCTGATCATTTGTAACATTTTCAGGATAAATGGACCTGCATTCAATAATAAATGTTTTGATGCAAAACTAAATAATTCATCTGGTGTTAATGGTAACTCAATAAACACATTATTAATCATACTTCTGAATATTTGTGCCCATATTATTGGATGTAATTTATCGAAATAACTGACTATAACTTTCATAAAAAACTCCTTTAATGATCCTAATTCATTTGGTATTAATTTATCTAATTCTCTTTCTAATGAAAAATCTATTAGTGACAAATTCAAAATGTTTCCTCCTTTTAGTTCTTCACTAGGTTTATCAGATGCAAATAATGAAATAGTTTTTTGGATAGTTTCAAATTCATTTCTAAAAATTTCAATTTGTTCCTGTTTGGTCTTGTCTTTGTATTTGATTGAATATTTGGATTTGTATTTATCAATTATGAATGAAAATATATCCATCAATTGACATTCACAATTTTGACTAAATATAGTGGCTAAATTTTTAAGCGTTGTTGTCATATTTGGCGTCATAGAGAAATATTTATCATTAGGATTATTTATCATATCAACTGCTATTTCCATTAATTTATTTTGGATTTCATTGTTCAATCCAGTTTGTTTCAATTTATCAATATCAAACTGTCTAATATTAGTGTCTAATTTAGATAAGTCATATTGTTTGGCTTTTTGAAACAGTTCTGTCAAAAATAATATTGACTGAATATTCCCTGAACACTTATTAGGATTGTTCACAAAATTATTAATTGTGTCTTCCCATGATTTTTTCAGATTGTTATAATAATCTTCAAATGTGATATCTGACCTGATACATACAACACCGTAATCAACTTTTGAATTTGTCATATCATCTATTAATTTTGTGTTGCATTCCTTAACAGAGTTAGATAAATCATTAAATACTTCAATACATGATGTCATTCTTTATAATTAAGAATACTTATATATTGATTTTATAATATTATTCTAATCCAAACTATATTTATATTATGTCAATTACCAATTCATATTATGAATATAAGGATATTGCACACTCAGATACTAAATATATATCTTTATTAAATAGTATTAATATAACTGCTACCATGGAACAAAAAAATGATCCGAATAAACTGAATGAATTGAAAGAAATTAAATACAATAAAGCATGTCATAGAGGTATTGTATCAAAATATCAAGAAAATACAGAAGATGGCATTAAAGAGGCAATTAGACAGAAATTTGATATTATAGATTTGGATGTTATGATCACACAAAATGGAGATATGGTATGTTCACATGACAAGAATGTGAAAGATTTTGTTGTAGGTCATCAAGATACAATGATACAATCAATGACTAAAGATCAGATCAAAAATTTGGTTATAGATAAAGAAATAATTTATTCAGATAGTGTGATGAAATATGACACAACAAATAAGTTCTGTTTTTTAGAAGATGTATTTGATAAATATATTGATGACATTGTAATATGGATCGATATTAAAGGCACAGAAATATTGCAACCATATTATTGTTTGCCATTTTTGAAGTGTTTCAGTTGTTGTGATGATCAAAGTGCAGAAATATTAAATAACTTTCTCAAAACACGCAAAGACAAATTACATAGAGTTATTGTATCATCATCAAATCATTTATTTGTCAGAAAATTTATCAAACTTGTCCAAAAAGATGGATATAGAGATAAGATTAATATATGTTTTGATTTTGGTGATAATACATACAATAAGATACTTGTGGATATTGATGCAATAGAAGAAATATATAAACCACAATACATAGCTATTGAGAGAACACTTGCCACACAAATGAGAATTGATGAATTTGTAAATAAAGGTATCAAAATGATAATATATTCATATAGTCCAGATGGAAAACTAGACTTTGAGAATGTGGATACATATTTATTTGATATGTGATTAATAGGAAAATAAATCATAGAGAGGGATGATCAGTAATTAGGAAAAAAATAAATGAATATAAGTCAAGAACATACAAAAAAGAAATGTCAAAAACAATTGAAGATTTCAAACAGGAAACATATCCAGTTAGCATAAATACAAGTGGTAGTCAATCATGGTCATTAATATTACTATCAGCCCCATATGGAACAATAAATTTCAATTTGGCTGGTACAGCAGGAGCAAATGTATCAAAGATAGCAGGTCCTAACAATGAAGTATCATGTAGATTGAATTCAAATGATACAGTCACATTTACAATGTCTGCAGTAATGCCATCAGAATTTAAGACAAATGAAGTATGGAAAAAACTTGGATTTAGATTTGCAGTTCCGCAAGGGACATCATTTAATTTGGCTCCAGCATTTACATCAACAGTTACAGGGGCTACAACATCAATATCTAATATAACACAAACATTTATTGGAAATGGTACATGGCCAACATCACCATTTGTATCAGATGTATATGAAATAACATGTGATGTAAATTTGACATCAACAGGATACAGTATTGTCCAAGGTAATATCAGTATAGCTCTCAGAAATAGTGGATTGTCACAATTAACATTCAGATCCGAAAATGGTTTGTCATATACATATGGATCAATATTTGGAACATTAGGTATTCAACAACCCTTATGCTTTCATCCATCGACAATGATCAAGACTGGAAGAGGAGAAGTTAAGATAACAGAATTAAAGAGTGGTGATGTTATTTATGATATTAAGGATAATGAAATGAAAGTTGAATATATTGCCAAACATGGTTATACAAATACATTTGTCAAAATTTCAAAGGGAGCAATCAAGGAGAATGTGCCAACTGAAGATTTAATGTTAACACCAGGCCATTATATATGGTATGACAATAAATGGACTTATGCAAAATATATTGTTAATAATAAGGATATTACAATGATCAAAACAGAATATGTCCCAGTCTACTCTATAATAACATAAAAACAAAATGATATATATATACATGGTATGACATGTTTTACAAAAGATAAAAAAATATTTGAAGAAGATATGGATAAAAGGCAAATAATATATGAAAAAGTTTACAATAAATAAATTATTTAATTAAGAAAATTAATCAGAAATAATATAAATTTATTTTTGATTGGATAATTAATAAGTATGTCTAATTTTGGAACAATAAGTATAATCCCTCCATACCATGAAGAAACAGAGTCAACTGATAGTATTAGTATTAATATACCTACATCTACATCAAATAAAATAATAATTGATCCGAAAGTAAGTAATCAAATTAAACCTATCAACCAAACTGAAACCATAAATATGGTCCCTAATAATGGTATTATCCCAATTATGCCAATAATGGAAACCAAACCTGAATCCTTGCCTGAAAGTGAGACTAAATTAAACTTAAATAAGTTATTGTCATATGTTCCTATTCCATTTATGAATAAACAAAAACAACCAGTATTGACAGAAGCAGAAATAATTGCCAAGACCAAAGTTACATTATATGACGGATTAGATATTTGTTCAAGTAGACAAATTGGAATGAATAATGGTCCATATGTCAATGCGACATTAAGAAAGGTTATTTTAAACAGAGGGTTTAATCCGGTAATTGCAAAAATAGAACCATTAACAACATTGATATTGTATACAGGTGATAACATGAGTGGGTCATCAAGAGTATACAATAATCCATATGATGACAGATATGTTGTTGTCAAGATTGACCAAAAAAATCCAATTGTTTCAATGGAAGTGAAACCATTTGAAATAATTAAAGAACAATTTACATTAGAAGAGACTGGAATATTCATTAGTACAACTGACCTAATAATGATTGTTATTGCAATAGCATTAGTTCTATTCGTTACGCAAAGAATTTAATATTAATATAAAAATTGGATAGTTAGTCCAACCTAGTTATATAATATTTATGATATTAGATTAATAATATCATAAACATGACTGAGACTAAATATTATGCATATGGCACATCAGGATTCAGATTTAATGAGAATGTTATGACAAAACTTAGTGAAAAAATTGGTAAGGCTATTGGGTATGTAATAACATTATTAAATTGCCAAACCACAACTAAAAAAAATATTGGTGTTATGGTCACCGCATCACATAATATATATACTGATAATGGTATTAAATTAGTTGACACTAATGGAGATATGATAGACTCAGATATGGAATCTCTTATGGAATACATAGTCAATGACACTTCAAATATTGAAAAATATATTAATGATATATTTAATGTGACTATTAATGAAAAAGTTTTTAAATATGTGTCTGATAAGAAAGTGAAATTTATAATAGGTCATGACACCAGAAGATCATGCAAAGAAATAATTGACGGAATTAAGAAAGGTATTAACAGTTTAATAGAAGTTGAATTTGTAGACCTAGGATACAGAACAACACCAGAATTACATATATCAGTATTAAAGTATAATGAATTCTCATCACCAATAATAGCAGGATTAGGTCATGAAATGAAACATGATGAGATTTTTCCACAAAAAGTATCTTCACAATATCTGAAATTCCTCAAGTATTTGATATTTAATTATGAAATAGTATTGAATGATGTATTTGTAGATTGCGCTAATGGAGTTGGTGCTATTGCCATTGGCAGAATGTATTATTCAGACTTATCAGAATACAGACCCAATGTTATCAATTATGATTTTGACTCGTATCAAAAGTTAAATCACAAATCAGGATCCGATTACGTATTGAATAATACTGATGAATTCCACAAAACATTAATTGATGGTTTGAATCAAGAATTAGATATAGATGATGTTTATTCCGAAAATAATATTGTCAAGGTCAGAGAGAACAAACTACATTTCTCTTTTGACGGAGATGCCGACAGAATTATTATGTATAGGTTCAATAGAAATAAGTTTGATATTTATGATGGTGATCATATTTCATCACTTATCTTATTGTATATATTAGATGTATTAAGATCTAAGATTGATACAATAGCCTCAGTAAACTATCATAAAGAAATCAAAATAGGCGTTATACATACAGCATATTCAAATGGAGGATTTATAGATTTTGTCGATAACATAATTAAAACTAATGAACGAATAAACAAAACATTTAAATCATTTAATAGACCACAAATAATAATTGATCGTGTTTGTGTCCCAACTGGTGTTAAAAATTTAATTAAGAAGGCAAATGAATATAATATAGGAATATATTTTGAAGCAAATGGTCACGGATCATTAATTGTCAATTCGAATTTTGGATTATATGAATTGATAGATTTAGGGAGAATATTTAATACTATTATTGGCGATGCAATTATGAATATGATAGGAATCAAACATATTATAGATAAAATGGATCTTAAATTAGATCAATTAAATGAAATATTTGTCAAAAGATATTCAAAACAGGTTAAATTGACTGTCAAAGATAAGTCTATATATAAACCATCATATGACCAAACAGAACTAATAGAACCCAAAGTTGTGGCTGATAATATCAGACTAATTATGAAAGAATATGAAGGTTGTAGAGCATTTGTCAGACCAAGTGGAACTGAAGATGTATTGAGATTATATGTTGAAAATAATAATAGTGGTAGTGCTGATTTAGATGCACTAATTGAGAAAATCAAATCAGTGATTTATTAGAAAGATAATTTGAATATTACTACAAATATGAATACAAAAAACATAATAATTCTAATGACTTTACGTAACTTGTCAATATGTTTATGTCTGTTCCCAAAAACACCTATCTTTGCTTTTTGTGTTACATCTAAATTAATTAAATTATCTCTTGTTTGTATGTTATGATCTGGCACAATAATTGGATCTAGTTCATACAACCTATTATAAATAATGTGTCTTGATGTAAAGTAATCATATATTTCATTTTTGGATTCTGTATTATCAATAACAGGATCAATGATTATGGATTTATTAGATGGATTGGATAATGTAATAGTATCATTGATAGATATGTAATCACTAATCTTTCTGTATAATAATCTCAATTCATATTTGTTATTGGGAATTTGTTCAAATAATTTTGTATCAAATATTCCATAGAGGAAACTATTTGAGAAATCATTTTTGGTGAATATTAGTGTGTAATCATAATCATTATTTATTTTATAATCAGAATCATCTATTTCTGTATAAAGACATAAAATTTTCCTTTGTCTATAAATTAAATATTTTTGGATATCATTCTTAAATGAATTAATATTAAATATCATATCATAACATGAATCATATCTTGTTTTGTTATCTGAGTTATTTGAGTTATCTGAGTTATCGAGACCAATAATTAAAGAGTATCTATCTTTATCATTAATATCAGACACAATAATATTTGGGGAATATTTTTTAAAGATGATATCATAATGATAATTTGTTTTTTGGTCAGAATAATTAATCTTCATATCATCCAAAGTATCGGTAATATATTTATAATTGGTTTCATCACTAATAACAATTTTTAGTTTGAGATTATTAGACAGTTTGAAATGGATATTATTTATTTTTGTGAATAGATTAATTATTTGTTCAGTATGTGGATGGAAATATTTAGGTATGATTTTTGTATTGGTCAGACTTGTTTTTTGGGTATGGACATTGATTAGATTAGGAGTTAATATGAATGACTGTAGATCATGTCTGTCATTTATGGATAAGGGTATTGTATTATCAATATTATTTTGGAAATTTGATTTTTGGTTCAACATAACTGCACTGAATAATCTGTCAGAAACAGTTTCAGGTGTCTTTAATAGATCTTTAAATATTTGGACTGATTTATTTGAAAAGGATAATCCAAATCCTCCAGCAATGTAATATTTTTTATTAATAGACAGATTAGATTTGATATTAAGAAGAGATCTATTTTTAACTTTGGTTATTACGGATATTTCATTAATTTGGTCATTGCTTAAATAAGATGACGATCCTAAATAAAATATATCAGAATGTTTAATGTTGTCATATATTGAATCATCACTAATATATGTGATAAAATCTTGTATATCAAAATAAATATCATCTTCAAGGAGTAATATTTTTTTGTAATTATTAATTGAGGCATGGTTGAATATTTCATAATGAGTGATATTTAATCCCAATGTTCCGTATTTTTGATCAATAATTTCAGATTGATATTGGATAGTTGGATGGATTAGTTTTGTTTTGATAATTGATTCATGATCATTATCATGGGGGATATTTCTTCCAAGAATCCCAGAATAAAAGAAATTAGAAGGTTTTTTATTAAAGAATCTGCAATATTTCATCATTTGGTAATATTTGACAATGTCAATACCAAGATTAACACAATATATTCTGTCCCAGATAGAGATAGATTTATAATAATTGTCAAATACTGATTTAGAAGTGTCAGCAAACTTATTATGATGGTCAGATTTACGGATGATGCTTTGGGTAGTATTGGTGTAATCATATGTAAAATATGGTCTATTAATACAACATGTCTTACAATTGGCATATAAATAAGAATCAGCCACAGAGATATTATGGTTAGGTTTAGGAATTGGATTAATTAATTTGAGGGAGTTATTATTGAAAGAATAATATTGATCAAAAGTGTTGATAATTTTTTTCATACCATTGAGAGTGATTAAATAGGAAAAAGTCCCATAATGATATTTGTCAGATATTAAATCTGGACTTGAGATATTTTGGATAATTGTTTTGGGCAATGCAGAATATCCCAATTGATAAATATCATAATCAGGATGAAGTGAGACAATTTCATGAATAGAATAATCATGATTAGTAAGATAGTCAAATTTACAATCATCTTCCATAATAATGACATAGGGGTATTTATAATTGGGGTTATTAGTCAAATTGGAATAGGCTTGCTTAATAGCGGTAATATGTGAAAGGACACAACCTAATTCATTAGGAGAGATTTTGATGTCTAATTGGTGATCAATAGATTTGCCATCAATAGCGGGAATTCTGGTATAATCAGTGATATTGAAAGATTTGAAGGAGTCAATAATTTTGGTATTACGATCAGATGAGGTATTAAGATTAATATAATATATTTTAATATCTATACCAAGATAAGATTTTGGCCGATTTACAGACATATAATGATATAATATATATTGATATTATTGAGGAAAGTAAATTAGAATAAATTGGTTATATGAATGCATATTGTAAAAAATACACAATATCACCCTTAAATTATATTATTTTTATGAGGAATAATATAATTGAGAAATGAGCTTGTATGACAAACTAGTTCATGGCATTAAGCCTGTAATATCGAGGTTAGTTGTATGTGTTGACGAGGAAAGGAAAAATGACAATTTGATTGAAGAACAAGACACAAAGTCAAGATCAATAGATGTTAGGTCCAATGAACTTTCAGTAAGAGAATCAAAAAGAGGATCAAACATAAACATAGATAAAAAAGTATATATATTATTACCAACATTTAATAGAAGTGGTAATATTGGAAGCGTAATACAACAAATTAAAAAACAGACATATTGGAACTGGAAATTAGTTATAATTGATGATGGATCCGATATAAAAGAATACGAAAAGACATTTGAACTAATAAATAACATAAATGATGAGAGAATTACATTAAGAAGAAATGAGAAAAATATGGGTTTACCTGCTACATTAAATAGAGGTTTAACAGATTTTTTGGAGAGTGGATGTGATTATTTTACATGGATCTCAGATGATAATGTTATTTACACTAATTACATAATGTCATTAGTATCAAACTGCAATGGATTTGCATATACTGCATTTGATTTTGTAGATGAGACAATTAAGAAATCAAGTATTGTGAACGTTAATTACAAGAATATTGATGAGATAATAAATGGATTTTGTGGAATGGCATCATTTATGTGGACAAGAGAGACAATATTAAAAGTAGGATATTACAATGAGGAATGTAGAGGTTGTGAAGATTATGATTATTTATTAAGGACATTCATATCAGGATGTGATATTAATTATACTGACACAATTACAATGAAATATATCTTGTCAAAAGAATCAATGTATTACAAAAATAAGGAAAAAATAAGAGAAATGACAAAAATGATTAATAAAAAATATGAACAAAAGGAAATCAATACAATAGTTTATTATTCGAGAACACCATACAAGACATTATTACAGAGACCACAACAGATAATGAGATTTTTTGACAAGAATTATAGAAAAATATTTATAGGAGATGATAAATATTTGTATGAGGACAAATGGAAGTTGGCAGTTATACCATACAATGACAAGGATATTAAGAATATTTTGAAAGACATGAAGAACTTAACAATATATTATACAGATTCGAGATTGGTTAATGAAGTTAATAATATTAAGAACGGAACTAATTGCAATATAATATATGATTTAATAGATGCCCCGATAGACGAATTTGCAGTATGGAAAGACAAATTAAGTGATGCAGTGAAGAGTGCAGATTATGTAATATATTCACATCCCAAACTGATTGAATATTTGAATGAAGTGGACAACAATAGAGAATATCATTATGTAAGTAATGGGTGTGATTATGAGCATTTTTCGAAGGCGAAGGAAAGGATATATCCAAGACCTAATGATTTACCAGAAACAAAGAAACAGATATTAGGATATTATGGAGCATTTGCAGAATGGTTAGATTATGATTTGATAAGAAAGTATGCCGATGATGGGAAATACCATATAGTGATGATAGGAGGAATACCAAATAATAAGAAATACAACATTAGATTAGAACATGAGAACATAACATGGTTGGATCATAAGGATTATGATGATTTGCCAAGATATTTAAGTTGGTTTGATGTATGCTTTTTGCCATTTAAAAAATGTAAATTGACAGAGTATGTTAATCCATGTAAGTATTGGGAATATAGAGCAAGTGGCAAGGAAATAGTAGGATATTGGTCAAAAGATATAGAAGATGAGAAACTAACGAAATATAATGAGATATGTAAAACTATTAGTGAATTAAGAATGCCAATGAACAGGATGATAAAGAAATATAATATTACCCAACTAATGACATCAAAATCATTGGAACATTTGCATAATAGATTTAAGAAAAAATATAATTTGAAAGACAGAATAAATAAGAATGAGAATACAGTATATTTTGGGATATATTCACAAAATGATTTAGACACAATAAGAAATTCAAAAATCAAATACATAATATTTGGAGGGACAGATGTGGATATGATATTAGGGAATTCCAAATTGAAAAAAGTATTTGACGAAATAAATAATAGGACGATTATTAGTATATCAAGAAATATTGGGGAAAGATTAAGATCATATGGATATGATTATTTAAATGTGAATTTGGATTTGGTAGACAAAGATATATTTAAAAAACCTGATAAATTGGGTGACAAGATATTCATATATAATGGGATCACAAAAGGGAATGAACAGTTATATGGGAAGGAAATATATGACAAAGTGATACAGATACTACCAGAATATGAATATATATTTAGTAACGAATTAAACAACATGCCAATTGAAAGTATGCCAAATATATATTCGCAATGTTTCATTGGATTAAGATTAACGGACAAAGATGGAAATGCAAATATGGTTCAAGAGATGACGACCATGGGGATACCAGTAATCCATAATGGGGAACAAGGAGGTATATCATGGGGTAATCTAGAGGATATTGTCAATGTTATTAGAAATTATTCCAAATACACATTAATAACAGGAGACATTGATCTGGATAAAGTTGACGGATGTACAATATGGTGGAGTAATACAATAAATGAAATAAGTAAAAGAAAAAGAGTGATATATATATCTAATTATCCAATTGAAACAGAAAATAATTTGAGAAATTTGGAGAATGTAAATAATGTAATAATAATAAATCCGAAAGTTAAATTAAATGGTAGAGAAGTCAAGTTAAAAATAGAAGAACTATGTGCAAAATATAATATTAATGAAATAATAATAAGAAGTAATGAATTACTAGAGGAGGTTAACAAGGATTGGGATTTATTGAAAATAACTAAAATATATAGTTTAGAATTACATTTTCAAAATGTCATAAAATTACAAAATAAGTTCGACAAATTGATATGTCAATCAGACAAATTAAGAGAATATTATAATGAAGGAGGTGTTTTTAATGAAAAGATAACTGTAATACCGCCAAAATGCAATAAATACAATTTCACAATAAACAGGGAAGACAATAAAATAAGATTGATATATGCAGGAACACTAAGAGATGAAGAAAACATAATAGAAATTATAGATGATTTTTTGAGAATCAAAAAATCGATACCAGAAATGGAACTGACAATTTGTTATGGGAAAATACATGGGACAAGAGAATATATACAAAAAATTAATAGTATTAAAGAAAAAAATATAGAGAGCATAAAATGGAAATATAATTTAAGTCACAAAGAATGTTGTGAAGAAATTGCAAATTCAACACATGGCATTTCATGGAGGAAGCGAGGATATGGAAATAATGGAATGGAAATAAGTACAAAAGAAAAGGAATACAGTTTATATGGATTGAAAATAATAAAATCATCATTGTCAAATTACATTGTAAAGGAATATTTGGAAGGACCAATAATTCATATGGCAAATCCAACACAAATGATTTCATTAAAGATAAATAAGTTTGCAAACGATAATGAAATACTAATATTAAAAATATACAATAAATATGGAGAAGATAAAAAAATAAATATAAATATTGATGATAAATTGGTTCCAGGATCGGAAATTATGCTGAATAATAAATGGATAACAATAAATTTCATAGATCCAAAGATGTACAATTCATTAGAAAAAATAAATATATGTCCTGCATGGGATATCGAAAAACTAGAAATGCAAAGAATAACAAGAAATAGTATAGTTTACAATTATAATATTAGCAGAGCAATTGTCCCTGATATAGATACTATTAATAACAAACCCAAAATAAAAATAGCAGTTGTTGCAGATGCATTCACATATAATAATGTAAAATTAGATTTTGAATGTAAATACATTCCAAATGATGAAAATCTTTTGGATATAAATACAGAAGAATATGATATATTGTTTTGTGAATCGTGTTGGCATGGGATCGATGGATCATGGAAATATGAATTTAATCTTTATGGAAAAAATAATTATGGAAAAAAATTGGATATATTAGTAAATAAGTTTAAATCACAAAACAAAAAAACAATTTTTTATAATAAAGAGGATCCATTTGGATTTGACAAATTTTTGAATTCGGCAATGATCTTTGATATAATAATAACAACTGATAATAAATGTGTTGACAAATATAAATCATATGACAAAAATAAAAAGGTATATGCATTCCCATTCACGATCAATCCAATAGTTCATAATCCATGTAATAAAAAAATAAATAAAAAACTAGTGGCATTCCCTGGATCTTTTTACAATAATTTTGAGAATAGAGTCGATTCGATGACAAGAAATTTAGAAAAAATAATCAACATAACAGAAATAGATATATACGACAGACAATATATACTCAATAAACTGATTAAACAAGTAGAACATTTAGGAATACACAAAAATAAATATATGTTTCCAGAACAATTTAACAAATATATTAATCCATGTTTAACACCAGAACAGGTTAATAGTTTAGTTTATAATGGCTATAAATTTGTAGTCAATTTCAATACAATCAGTGATTCTGATACAATGTGTTCGAGAAGAGCAATAGAATTAGCTGGATGTGGAACAAACATAATTTCTGACAAGAGCAAAGCATTAGAAAATATTTATGGGAATGATATATTATTTTTTGACGATATAAAGTCGATTAATGATCTTGACAGATTTGACAACATTAATTTAAATTTATATCATAAAACACATCTGAATTATACATTTAAAAAGATGATGAAATATGTATTGAATGAGATAAATATCAAAATAGAAAATGAGAAAATCCTCATAATAAAAAATACCAATACAAAATTGTCATATGAGGTTTATAATGCATATTTGGTTATAATGGTTGATGAATATGAAAAGAATATAAATAAATATAAAGATTATCATTTGTTATACATTTTGAATGAAACTAATTTTTATGATTTGGAATATGTGGAAAAAATGATATTGCCATTGAATTATAGTAATAGGAATATATATATTACAAATAATAAAGAAGACTGGTTCAAATACAATTCGGATGATTATATTAAAGATATATATTTGCTAAACAAATATCAAAAAAACAACGAAAAAATATTCATTAATAATAATTTGTCTCACCTTTATACCGATGTGTTTGATTACAAAAACTATTTAAAGTTTGATTTGAATCACAAAATCACAACTGAGGATTCCAACAATGAAATACATGTAATAATGTGCCAATGGAAAAGAATAAATAAATTGCCATTGACGATAGAAAATATGGCAAATCAAACTGTAAAAAATATTCATTTGTATATTTGGAACAATAACTACAATGAAAAAAAAATATTAGAATCGATTATTATAAATAATGACCATAAACTGAATATTTCATGGCATAATTCAGTAGAAAATATAGGAGGAATTGGCAGATTTATATTAACAAAAAAACTTATAGAATCTGGAAAGAACATTGACAAAGTAATATTTATTGATGATGACCAGATATTTGAACCAAAATTAATAGAAACAATGCTAAAAATGCATAATAAAGAATGTGGATATCATTGGTATGGAAAGAAATTCTACAAAAATAAATCATATTGGGATGCATGGCAGAATTTGCATTCTAGTAATAGTGTCAATCATGATTTGTTAGATTATGGTGGCACAGGAACAATGATAATAGATAGTAAATTATTTTCGCATCCTGATTTTTTTTACTTTAATAACAAATATAAATTTATTGAAGATCTATGGATGTCTTATTTTGCATTGGAAAAATGTAAATTCAAATTGAAAAATGGAAAAGAAATAAGATTTTTAGTTTCATCAAATCCATCATTATCAAATGATGAAAATGCTCAGTGGAAACAAATGAAAGAAATAAAAACAAATTTTTTGAATGTTTTGAGAAATGATGGAAAATGGAATGTTTAGATATATTATTTGTATTAACTATGCAAATAATATTAAATATTAAGAACAATTTTGGGGCATAATTCCTTGTGAATAACTGCACAAACTTGTGAAAAAAATAAGATTTTCTATGCTATTATTATGACATTTTGAGTATTTTTCCAAAAAATTAGCCCTTTCATCTGCAATTAAACATTTATCAGAATAGTTCACAAACTTATAGTAAGTTCTATATTTTTCCTCTAAATCTTGGTCAATATGTAATCCATTTTTTACCTTATGATTATACAAATTATATTTGTAAAATGCTCCTGCTTTAGCTACATTATAGTTTGTTGTATACAGATTGATAAAACTACTCAGAAATATGTTTATTAATTTATGCTGTATATGTCCATATTCTCCATCCTTATTATGTGTTATTAATTTTTCATATTGAATATTTAATAATATTTCTAACAGTTTATATTTAGTGTCAACTGTTAAATCTTTAGTTTCATAACTGTCTTTTTCATTTAGTAATATTAGTTCAGCTCTTTTTTTTGTTGCTATCTCTTTTAATATATTTATTCTTTCACTACTTGATTTCGTCACAAGTATTAATAATGATTTTTCATTTATAAAATCATAAAAAAATATCGTTTCATCATCTGGATGTGCAAAAACAATAACATTTTCGTAATTTTTCATATTGCATTTACTATTCAGTATTTCCATTTTGATATTTTTACTTCCAGTTGGCGATAATATGTAATTTGCTTTTATTGCAAATAGATCTTTCTTTTTAATGTCAACTTCTTCAATTATTTTGGCAATACCTGCTTCTACACCATTTTGATCAATCCACCATTGTTCATTATTAAAATTCATTAAATTGTCAATATGACACATTATGTATTTCATTGTTCGTAGTGACGTGTCATTTGAATTGCAAAATAAAAATCCGCATGTGTACTTTTGCCATGGATATACTTTATCAAGCTCTCTTGTACAAATATCATAATCTTTCATTTTTAAAAATAATTCTGATATATCATTAATGAATACACTGTCAAAATCTATTACTAATACTGGTTTTCCGAACTTTTCTATAATATACCCTGCACGGAATAATCTTAAAACAGATGAATATGCTCTAATATATTTTTCATTAATATATTTTATATTTATCCTTATATCTTTATAATTTTCTTTCAAAAGCTCAATATATTTATTTGGTATATCATCATTTTTATTAATTATTAAATCAATAATTAGCAATGTTTTTGTATTTTTGCATTTGAAACTATTAATTAAATATTTATGATAGACAATAAAATAATTTATTTCAACACTTGTTACAACAACATACTCATAATCATTTGAATTATTTATATCTATGTCTTCAAGTTTAAAACACTCATTATATTTATTTTTTATTTCCAACTTTGTTTTATCAATACAATATGTGCTAAAAGGAATGTCTTGATATATCATTGGATTTTTTATGGTTCTTAAATTTTTATATTTTACAAAATGGTCCAAATATCCATCTTTTCTATTTATATACTTTAACAATCCTTTATATAGCTCAACTATACATATAGTATACTCCAATTTATTATTTAAATTGGACAGCATTTCCATTGCGATTTCATAATCATATATATAACATATATTTTCAATATATTGAATAAGATTATTTTTTGTACTATTCACCGATTTATATCCTCTTCCTGAATACAGTAATGATAATGTATTGTATTTTTTGCAATAAGACTTATATAAATCAGATATTTTGTAATAAATTTCGTCAGAATATTTTTCATATTTCAATACGAGACCTAAAAGTTTATTTACTATTAAATTAAATTTTATTTCTGATTCAATATTTCCATATATAATCTTACTTCTTTCATATTCTTGCATAATTTCCGAAATATATAATGCGATTTTTTTATTAGATATATTGAGCAAACATAATTTTATATTACTATTGGCAAATTTGTGGCAATAGTTATTATTCCCGTTATTTGTGTATTTTACGTTTGTTATTTTGCCAATCAATATATTTGTCCCACCATTCTCTATTAATGTTGATGGTCTTTCCGTATTTGGTCTTAGTGTAAAACATGGCACATTCAATGCTGTTGTCTCTTCCTGTATACCTCCACTATCTGTTATCACATATTTTGCATTTGCCTCTAAACATGTAAATTCTAAATATCCCAATGGTTCACATATTATTATGTTTTTCATCTTATCTATTAGTCCTAATTGTTCTAAATTCTTTCTTGTTCTTGGATGTATTGGAAATATTATCTTCTCATTCTCACTTAACTTAATTATGTCCATTGTTATCTCATTCAATTTACCAATATCATCAACATTTCCTGGTCTATGTAATGTTATTAATATATATTCCTTATCTTTTACTCCCATTTTTTCATGTTGTTTTGTTTGTAAGGCCTGATCTTTGAACATAAATAAACAATCTATCATAGTGTTTCCTACCAAATACAAATTTCCTTTATCCAATCCTTCTTTTTTCAAATTATCAACCCCTGATTGTTCTGTGATAAAATAATAATTAGCCATTATATCAGTTAAAATCCTATTCACCTCTTCTGGCATACTTAAATCTCCTGATCTTAATCCACTTTCTACATGTGCTACTTCAATTCCAAGTATTTTAGCTGATAATGTTGCCGAAAGTGTACTCGTTACATCCCCAAATACTATTACCAAATCCGGTTTTATTTTCTTGAATTCTTCACATAACTTGTCTCTTATTTCCCCTAATTGTCCTAATTTCTTGCCATCATATTTTGCCAATTCATCTATCACTTTGGATTTGTCTTTTAAGTATTCTGTATTTTCTACATATAATTTATTATCCATTTCACCTGCTCTTGTTTTTGATTCTAAGTCAAAATGGATGTCTGGTTTCGGAAACTTTAATTGATTGAAAAATATATCCGACATTTTTGCATCAAAATGTTGCCCTGTATGTATTAATGTTAATTCAAAATCGTCCTTTAATGCTTGATAAACTGGATACGCTTTCATAAAATTTGGTCTTGCACCAACTATTAGCACTATTTTTTTCATATTGTTATTATAATAATATGAAAAACTTATCTACTATGCGTGGAACAATATTTAAAATAGATATCATCACACCATTTTATAATAATGAATCCATTATTGATGATTATCAAGAAAATATCTCAATCTTGTCTGAATGCAAAACATATGATGTACAATTTATCCTTGTTTGTAATAAATCAATAGATAATACTTACACTAAACTCATACAAAACAAAAAACATAATGTTCAAATTATCAGCACTCATAGTAATGGTTGTTCTCTTGCTAAAAATGTTGGTCTTGCTAATGTTAGATTTGATTCTGATTTTGTTCTATTTCTTGATTCCGATTTTACAATAAATATATCAATAATTGACAAACTTATTGCAAATATTTCTTCTAATGTCAAATATGTCAGTTTTTATGGTGGTAACATTGACAATCCTAAATATATTGGCGGGACTTTTATTATTAAAGACACAATTATTAATAATTCAAATGAAATGAAATATTTAGGTGGCGGTTGTTCATTAATCCCTTATGATGTTGTCAAAAAATATGGTCTTAATTTTGATGAACAATTTGATCCATTTATTATGCAAGATGTTGATTTTTCATTTCAGGTTCTCAAATATTATAAAATAAAAAAAATTGCACTTACACAATCTGATAATATATCTCATATTTGCAGTAAGACAATTTCTACTTTTGGTTCCAGTTTTTATAAAAATCAATTACTCAGAAACAGTATCATTTTTCTAAATAAATATAATATCCTTAATAATAACATTTTTTCCGATTTATCTGATTTTATCAATATTAACTTATTCAATACAATGATAAAATATTATTCTGATTACCAATTGCCATCACCTCCAATAAATAAAAAAACTCTATTAATAACAAAACATAACTATTTGCATTTTGATAATGTAAATTATTATCACGAATCTATTGATGATCTTAAATCATTTATTGATATAACTTATGTTTCTAGGCTGATTCTTGATTTCTCATATTTTACCAAAAATTATAACTTTATACAAACCCTCAAAAACACATCTATCGAAATAATACTCGATCTAGATCATCTAAATATCAATAATTACAAAACTCTAAATAACCTATCGAAAATACATACATTTTTTATCACACATCAATATATCCTCAAATTAATATTTAATAATAAATTGCCTGTCACTAATCTCAATTATAAATCGTATCAAAATATCACCAACATAATAAATTATACAACACTCTTCAAAGGAGAGGATTGCCGAAAATCTGAGGCAACACCTAAAATGAAATGCAAAATATTACTTCTAATTAATCCTGATCAGAAATATGCAAAATTATATGAATGTCTTAAATCAAATAATTATGATTATAAATTCGTTTCCGAATCTGATTTACTGAATAGAACTGATTATAATATTTTTGTTGATCTTAACATAAACAACAAATTAAATAAAATTCTTGTCCAAAAAAATGTTTGGTTGATCTCACCAAATAATTATCCTAATCGTGAATTGATTAAGGATAATATTAATGGCAATATTATCGATTCTAATTATTCTATTAATAATAACAATCTTCTTAATAATATATCTATTGATATTGATAATTATGTTAAATTCTTTACACAATATTTATAAACAATTATCATTGTCCTTTCTCATCTCATTTCTTTCTATTATTACATTCTCAATTACCTTGTGGGGTGTATCTTGTTTTTCCATATACTTAAATAGGGCATTTGTGTCTTTAGGAAAACATAATCCACCATATGATATTTCTCCATCTGGGCCCGGAACAGTTGTATGCATTGGATTTATCCAATTATTCTTCAACATCATATCTTTAACTAATTCATAATTACATCCATTCTTTTTGCATAATAAATATAACTCTGTGAAGAATTGCACTTTGACTGCATAAAAACAATTGCAAAAAATCTTCATTGATTCTGATTCTAATGATGAACAAATCGATATTTTCGCTTCAGGATACAAATCATTATAGAACTTTGTCAATTTTGTCATATCTTGTTCAGATATATTTTCACTCTTTCCCAATACAATATGTTTTTGATTATGGAAATCTTCAAAAGCAGTTCTAGCAGTCAAAAACTCAGGATTGTGGACAAATCTAAGTGTTTTGTATTTTTTTGTCAAATTATTTGTTGTTTCAGGTTCAACTGTACTTTTGATTACTACAACACCATCATACTTGTTCTTCTCTAATTCATCACAAACATCATATATGTTTTGATTATCGTATTCTCCTATTTTATTGTTATATTTTGTTGGTAAACATAAAAATATTATATCTGTCTTCAAACATGATTCAAAAGTACCTATCCCGCCGTTTTTATATTTATCATATGAAAATAGTGTAATATTTGCTTTTTCTTCTTTGGTTTTCAATTCGAAACTTTTGTACATTGCAGATCCTACAAATCCTAATCCAATTACTGCCACATTAGTTGCCATTGTTTTTATACATTTTGGAATTATATTTAAATATCCATTGGTGATAAGTTTCATCCAACTTTTCCCATTTCCATATAAACACTTCTCATTTACTTCATAATTCTTATTTATCTTTTCCACCATCTTCTCCAATTTCTCCGGCATATCACACATAAAACTATGTATACCTACACTCTCGGGTCTCTCTGTTGTCTTTCTGCATACTATTATTTTTTTATTCAAATATGAACATTCTTCTTGTAAACCCCCGCTATCACTTATTACAAACTTACATCCCTTCACATAATCTATCAATTCCTCATGTGTCATTGGATTAACAACTTTCACCTTCTTAAATATGTCTTTATGTTTTTGCACATTTGGATTCGGATGTAGTGGTATCATAAATTCTATATCAGTGTATTTATTAGCTAACTTTTCTATCTCTGTAAACCATTTGTCCATAATATCATGATTATCCCTTCTATGTAATGTTATTAATACCTTGTTTTTATATTTACAGTCATCCCTCTTGATATTATCCAATCCTGTGTTCCCTACTACATATATATCCCCATTCACTTTCTCTTTTAATAAATTCTCCTTATTAAATTCTGTTGGACATAAATGTATATCGGCTATCCTTCCTATTAATTGTCTATTCATCTCTTCCGGATATGGATCTTTTGAATCACCTGATCTTAATCCTGCCTCTAAATGTATTACCTTTATTCCATGATGAAATGCAGATAATGCCATTGCTACTGCAGTAGTTGTATCACCTTGCACTATCACATACTCTATTTTTTCAAATATATGTGACTCCTTCATTATGTTGCAAAATATATTATTGAGTCTATTTTTTGATATTTCATCTTTGATATCTAACTTATATGTCACATCTAAATTCTTCAATAAATCTGGATGTTGTCCTGTAAAACATGTCTTCACTCCCTTCAAATTATCAATTAATGATTTCACCTTAATGTATTCTGGTCTTGTCCCAAAACATATTAATATATTTTCACTCATTCTATAATAAACAAATATTTACTTTTCACTCTGTCTTATTGTATTTTATGTATTCTGTTCTTAACCACTCATTCTTCATCTCACATATCATTCTTATCATCATATTCATTACTATCCACATATATACTTCTCTCTCATTTATAACTTGATATATCATTTCCAATATCATCATTTTCTTCAAATTCTCCATCGTCGAATCAAAATATCTCTCCAAAATATTCTGATACTTATCTATCATTCCCATCACCATGTTTATCACCATCAGTGTTATATCCATTGCCATATCTATTATTTTGTCTATTATCATTATTGTCAACATATTATTCATTATGTCATCATTCATTTCATTTGATATTTCCAAATATACTTTAATCATATTGTATATCACTACCATTCTCTTCATGTTAATAATGTATCTCACATCATAGTTTCTCCAATACATATATATCATATTGTGACTTCCTGTTATTTCAATATTAATCTTGTTCTCTTTATAATTGTCATTATCATTATAGTTATCATTAATTGATGACCTCCTTATCATTAAATTCACTTTTCTATCTTGATCATTATTATAATGATTATACAGATCATTAATGGATTTTAGTCTTATTATCATATCTATTTTGTAAATCATACTTATTGTATCTCTTAATAATTTCCAAATCTCTCTCATTATCAAAATCATCCATAACCATTTGTCATGTCTCTCTATTGTAATTGTATTGTCATATATTTGATAAAGTCTGTATACAACATAATTATCTATCATTGTTGACACTAACATTATTGTTATATACATTCCAATAACCATCACTCCAAATAAATTTATCCTATTCACAATATCATGTCTTGAAAATTTATTCATAACATCTCTTATTGTTGTCATATTGTATACATAATATCCATATAATACTAGTCTCTGACAATAATTCATAATCTCCATATTATTAGTTGAACCAAATGTTATTATCAATAATACTCCTGAAATATATTTCATTAATATGTTATTAATATTATTCATTTTGATCCTCATTTCCTCTCTATCAATTTCATTTATCTGATTCTCCAGATCGTAAGTAATCATATTCGATTTATTCTTTTCTTTTTGATTTAATTCTAATCTGATCATTACTCATATTAGAACATTTATTTCAATTTTTGTTATTGGCACTATCAATATAATTTAATTGTTAATAAATATTATAGATTAACATTATGAATAAACTAGACTATGATGAAAAACATATTAAAATATTTATGAAACATGAAAATACTGATAATATATTCCTACTAAATGATCAAAAATGCTCATTGAATTCATCATCCTTATCAAATATCCTCCATCCAAGTAAATTTAATAGAACAACATTAGAAAAAATCATTAACATCAACATAAATGAAATCAAACCAATTGTAGACAATCTTATTAATACTAATCATCTCTTACATGAAAATCTTATGGTTTTTGATTTTGATCCCTATTGTAATCATCTTCTATCTAAAGATCCCACACCTAAAGAAATCAAATCCATCCTTACCAATATCAATAAAAATAACAATAATAATAATAATAAAAATGATTATTCAAAAATAGTCAATCCATATGGATTGGAAAAGGTTGTATTTACTGGTGGTGGAACCAAAGGTATCATATATATTGGGACAATGATTGGACTCTATTTAACTGGACAAATATTTTATTTAAATCATTTTTCCGGAACAAGTATTGGTGCTCTAACTGCAATGATCCTTGGTTGTATTACTCCTAAAACAAATATTTATGATAAAATAAAATCATTATCACTAAATGATATTATTATTAATCATTCCAAAGTTATTGAGTCTTATAAATCTGCTATTGGGTTTATGACTGAACGTTTCTCTAAAAGAGTTATTGATACTTTCTATCCTCCTCCCGAATACACTTGGTATGGTATTTGGACTGCTATTGATACTATTATTAAAAATAACGGTCTATATGACCCTAAAAAATCAGGATTTCAAATATGGTATGGATTGATCTGTAAGAAATTATGTCAAATTATGGAAAATGGATTAGATGAATTAATAATTATCAAAAAGAAAGATGGGACTATCCTTGATAAAGATAGTAAAATAGATTATGATGTTGATACATATGAAGGTTGGGAAATTGTTAGATTCTTTACATTTGATGAATATCATGAATATACAAACAAAACTATTGTTCTAACTGGAACAAAAACAAAAAGAATAGAAACAGTTTATTACACACATACTGATAAGATATATAAATCATTAAGTGTGATGACAGCATCTATGGCATCTATGAGTATACCATGGGTATTCAAGGCTCCAATGATTAATGATTCATATAATTTGGATGGAGGTATATTTGATAATTATCCAATTACACATTGTGATATTAAAGTCAAAGGAAGGACACAATATTATGATAATAAAATATTTGGTTATTTGATAGATGATAAGAATAGTCAGATTGATTCATATGAACTATTAAGAGAATTATGGATAATATATGATGGATTTTTGGAGATAATGAATATTGGCTATTTGAAAGATGACAAGAATTATCCAATTATTTCGGAACTATTTTTTGAAATAAGACAAATTGTATTTAAATTATTGTATCATGTAGATAATGAAATATATACATTCATGAATAATGAAAGTGACAGAATAATAGGATTAAGTCTTCGTGATCTAGAAGAAGTGTTGGACAAACTAAAAGAATTGACAAATCATTCTGACTATATGAATTTTGAATTGCCCAAATTAGATCACAATTTTGTTAAAGACATCCTAAATAAATTACTATCATTTTCTTCACCAATTAATGAAAAGAATGATGAAAAGAAAGAAGAAAAGAAGTTTTATAAGATCGGCAAAAAGACTAATCTAGGTGATATTATTGATATGTCATTCAAACAGGGTATGGCTTATAACAAAATAATAAATATTATTAAGAAGGATTTAGAAATTATTGAAAGTTTAGAACTCAAAATAAAACATGTGACTAGATATGAGGAATTACTTAAATATATTATGAGACATATACTTGCATATTATGAAATTAAAGGCACATTAGTTAAATCAAATGATCTGACATGTCCAAATATTTATTTCACAGAGATTATCAAGGATCTATCACAAAAGATGATAAAGTTTGAAACAATGACAAATGATGCAGTTACATTAATAAACAAATCAAAAAAGAAGGATGAAATACATATCAAAAATTATATCAATAACATTATACAAATATCAAAGTCAATGATATCAAAAATATTGACAAGAGGAAGCGGTAATAATCCTGATTTACAAGATGCAGATCTTGAAAAAGAGAAGTCATCATATCAGAAGGCATTGGGGTATTTCTTTCAGACAGACATGACAGGAATACTTTATAAATTTTTATGTATGACCAATGATAGGATTTGTAATGATCCATTTAATATTATTAGAACAATTAACCTGAATACATTTGAAACATCAACATTGCATTTCTCTATGGATAATGAACTTAAAGCTAGATTAATTTATGAAGGATTATCCAAAACTATTAAATATTTCTCTCACATTCTTCAATTAATGGAAATCACTGGAATTAATAGACCAAATGACAATTATATTGAATCAATCGAACTCAGATATTATAAATATATTAATTCTGTTTAATGTTTATGTTTAATGTTTATGTTTAATCCATTAATTTGAAGTCAATATACAAAACATTAATTTCATCTGTTAAGAGTTTCTCGAGTTCTACATCATAAAGTGTTATATCATCAGACAAATCGATTGAAAGATTATCTTTAATTTTTTCTATTAGTTCATTTAATTGTTTATTTTTATTGTAATTGTAATAATCTTCATAATCATTATTAAAATTATGTTTAATGTATTTCATAGTTTTGTTGCATTTTTTGTCTTGACAAATCTTGACAATTATATCATAATTTTTTATTTTGGTTTCTTTTTCATCAAGTGTTCTTATAAGAGTTTCATGAATGCTTGTTGATTCTAAGTATTCTGATATATCTATTTTGTATTCATCAAATAAGATAGATAATAATTCTGGTTTGTCATATTTGACAAATATTAATACAATCTCATTTATAAGATCATATCCATCATTTATGTCCTTTAATAATTGTTTAGCTGTTTCACTATTAGGAATATCATTCACAACTAATTCATAACTGGCAAGTATTCTTTGTTTATTATCATTATCTTTTTTCATAAATGATTTGAGTATTTCATTAGGATCTTTATGATTATAATCGAGATAATAATAATGTGTGATGATAGAATCAATACATGATAGAAAAATGGTTTTATCGATTGGTGATATTTCATATATCCATAAAGCCATATTGTATAGACATCTAATCATACAATTCACAAATAATATAGACATTTTTTGAGTATCACATAAATATTGGTTAAACATTTTGGCAATAAATAGATCATCCACCAAGTCTAAATTATTGTAAGATAATTCTTTGAACATGTCATTACTTGTGAAATATTTATACAATCTACAATAATAATATTCATAAATGTATTGTGTGATTTCAGATCTATCTAATATGACACTTAATTCAAACAATTCAATCAAATTGTCAGGATCAGTTAATAAATAAATATTATTTTTGAAATTAATTACATCATTATTGTATGTCAATTGATACAATATATTTTTTGTATCATTTATATTTATGTATCTGTCTTTGTCTCTGAATCTTCCTGCCAATATGTAATTAAATCCTTCCATTTTTCCTTCATATTTGTCATTATTATCTTTTTTATCCATTTATAATGTATTCATCGATTATTGTTTATTCATTGATGGACAAATATATATTAATATTACTTTATTTAATAATCAATTAAATAAATAAAAATTATTAGAAATGCATTTCTGATGCAAGATTTTTAGTTTGAATCACAACTGGATTAGATGTTCCATTAGCAGTTTGATTTAAAGTTTGTTGGGTTGTTCCTTCTTGATTCCATTCATCAATATTCATGTTATGATCTTGTTTAGATTCATATTTGGATTCATTTTGAGGAACAAACTGCATAATTCTTTGTGTTCTGTATTGTTGTGGAACATCAAGAGGATTCATACCATGTTTTGTGATACAAATAACATACAAATCATCATAGATGAATCTTTCTGGCAATTCATTAATTAAACTTGCTCTTTCAGTAACAAGTGTTTCAATAATTTCCTTTGTCACAATATTCAATGGCAAATGGTTGAAATGAATACCATATGCAACACATTTCATCACAAATCTATATTCATTATGATAATTCTTGAATGCATTGAATGCAGTATAAATGTCACTTCCAATATTGGCTTTGACAGCATAAAGGGCATCATCAATTGCAAAATACCCATTAGGAATGTATTTGTATGATTCTCTATTGAGATCAGTATATTTTGATGTGTTACCGACAATCATTGATCTGATATTTGATGATGACATATCGATCGTGCTAATGATTGCAAGATTATTGGTCTTGATAACAGCCTCAAACATTTTAGGAGTGATTTTATCCATTTGGATTTCACCAATCATTTCGGGATATCTGACAATATAGTCCTCTGTAATGTTCATGTCAGAAGGAATGTATTTCATTACTTCCTTTGATTTATCAAGGGCACTAAGACAAATCTCACGATTCAACATATTAATTGGAACATATTGAATTGCCATTGGATTGTTTTGGACTGCAATAGAACATAATTCCATTGTCTTTGTCTTGTATTCCACATCCTTCAATCTTAGACCATCTCTTGCAACAATGTTAGTAGCAATATATACATTTTGCATATGGTCAATAGGAATATATTTAGTATTGAATTCACTTGAACAATTCATATATTTCTGAGTCATTTCAATAGTCTTATGGTTATTGGGAATGTATTTGTAGTAATTCACATTCTTAGAGAACACATATTGACTTGCTTCAGATGAAATGTATTTCTCATTGAGTTTTGTATAGATGGTTAAATTGTTTCTGAGACATTCCATTACAATCTCATCTGAGAGGAATTGTTTGGAAATAACATCATATGCATTAATGAAATTCTTTGCAAGATAGAGACAGAGACCATAACTGTAATTGCATTCAGGAATGTTAATAGCATAATGGATGTCATTAGATTGTCTGAACAATTCAATATATGTTCTTTCCAAATTTTTAGGTGCAGTATTGGGTGTGATACCATTTACAATATTAAATTTGTTTTGGTAACTCATCTTTGCATTGACTAGTTTGTCAAGATAACCTTCCAAGAAATCAGTCAATTTACGTTTATTTGACAGGATAAGACGGTCAGCCTTAAATTTATTGGAATACACAACAACACGTGCATTAGCAGGAATTGTCACATCCCAAATCCAATGCATTTGTTTATCATTGTATTCAACCCATTGGGTTACATCATTCTCTGAACAGAAATAAATACCATCTGGTCCACATTTATTCTTGTAGTCAAATTTGTTCTCATCTACATTCATACCCTCCATTAAAGTAAGACCATTATGGATACATTTCTCATTTGTCAATTTGAAAATTTTGACATTTCCAAAAATGTTGTTGAAAGTTGTGCCAGAAATACTGATATCAGTCTCGATAAAACCATCCTTATCAAATTTAATAGGATGTTCAGAAATATTGTTTGGTGTATTGTCACAATTACAAGAGCATGAACAAGTATTAGACTGTTTGATACTGTTCAAAATATCATTCAAATTACTTTCTGTAATTCCAAATTCCTTTTTGAAATCTTCAACAAACTTCAAATCAAGGGGATGTGATTGTGGAACAAATGATAAGGGCATCACAAAAACTTCAATATCCTTATTGTCTGTCTCTGAATTGTCATCATCATCTTCATCATCTGAATCTGTAATATTGTCTGATTTATCTTCATCATTTTTATCATTTGTACCATTGATCAAAGTTTTGGCTGTGCCAATCATAGATTTAATAGAATCCATATATTTAGAATCTTGGGTTGAATCGGCAATTTTGATCAATTTCTCTGCTGTTTCAAGCAATGATTTCGCAGTTTCATCGTGGTCCGAATATTCATGTTTCTCCTCTTTGGTTTCTGGTTCTGCTATTGCTGTTTCTGTTTCAGGAGTAAATTTATATTTGATTTCAATCTTAGAACAATCATCATATTTATCATTTTTATCATTTGCAATGATATCTTTCACAATTGAATTGATGATGTTTGAGGCTATTGAATTGATGATGTTTGAGGCTACAGTTGACATGGTTGACATGATAGTTGATGTAGATAATTTAATATTATTAATCAATATTTTAAGCTTGTTAAATAAACTATTTTAAATTCAATTTTTTATTATGATAAACTAAATTATGTTTTCAATTAAGATTTGTTTAATCCATTCGGGATAATCAGAAGAAGGAATTAAAGAGGATTCATCATTTGAGATACCAGATATTTCCAACTTATTTATTTCTGGAATCAGATCATCATCAATAATTCTGACTCCTGATTTGATTTTATCTAAATTAAGTTTGAATGGTCCTATTAATGTAGGTCTTTCCTTCTCAAGATCCAAATAGAACCATCCACAATGATAATTAACTCTTTCAAATGATAATTTATTATTCTCATCTTTGATCTTGAATTCAATCATTGGATAAATTCTGGTTTTGGTTTCGATCAGACCATTCATTATATGAATGACCATATCATTTTCAAAAATAAAGTCGTAATCAATCTTCTTAATATTATCTTTCGATTCCTTTTGTTGCTGTCCCTCCATTATTGAAATGTTGGAATGCGATGATGTATATTTAATATTAATATATATAATCTGTAATCTTGATCAATTATTTTCAATTTTTCGTTCTATTAATGATCAATTAGAATTATGATATGTGTCATAATTCTGATTATGTTAAAGAATAACTATAATAGTAATAGTATAATGAGTAACAATAACTATAATGATTCAAGATCAATGCATCAAAAAGTAGGAAGATCACATATGATTGTGAATAATAACCATCTTAATTCAAATTCATACCAATTGATTCAACCAATACAGCAAATTCAACCAATTCAACAAATTCAAAAATCTGTAAATAATGTATCTTCAGGTAATATTAATAATCACAGTCTATATCCACAATTACAGTCACAAGAAATAAAAGAGAGAAAAACTGTTGCAAATAATTTCAATCACATTCCAATTGTCCAACCTGGAAATAGATCAAGATATTCAGAAAGGATTAAACAAAATATGGATTCAATTAAATATCACCAAAATATGAGAGCCAATGAAATAATTAATAATAATAACAATAATAATAAACTTAAAAATAATTTGGCTGATCTTGAAGAAGACCTATTGAAAATTGCTTTAGCTGAGTCCAAATATATGGCTGAAAATGAGGAAAAAATGAAGAATAATAAGAATATATCAGTTATTGACAATAATTCATCAAAACAAATATCTACTAAAGATAATTCATTGCCACCAGGATTTATAATTGACACATCAAATATGGATATTGATTCTACCCATGAAACAGATCTCAATACAAATCTTAATACAAATCTTAATATAAATCTTGAGACAAAACATGATATGACTAATGATAAAATAAGTTATATCAATAATGTATCAGGTTTACAATCATTCATAACTGATTCACTCAATACATCCAATCCTACTAATATGGACATTGACACTCATAATGATACTCATAATGATACTCATAATGATACTCATAATGATACTCATAATGA